GTGTAGATAGGGTGCAGGGCTGAGGTAGCCACTCGTAATCCTCAGTCGATATATCGTGAGGTGTATCGCTGTCGAGTGTGCCATCCTCATATGTCCACCTGACAGGCAATTCACAGCGAGCACTGGCCGACTGCGACCTACCACGCTCAGTCACTACCACGGCCTCACTACGCTCCACGACTGCACGGGACTGAGGCTGACCCAGTATCGACTCTGCAAGGTTGATCAGGTGAGCAAGTTTATAGGCAATTTCCGTATGGTATCGACATTCCTCACCGCCCTCCAAACCCACTAAACAGCGGTGCTGATGGGTATTGGCCTCCGTGTCGGTGTATTTGGAAAACTCATGCCATGCACGGGTGAGGACAAACTGTTGAGCTATACGCAATGCATCTGCTGACCAGTCATTACCATACTGATGCCGAAATTGACCGTACCAAAAGTCCAAGAAACGACCACGACTACCGAACGCTGAGAGTGCCTCAGCGGAGCCCGTGCCGATAAAAACCAACACCTGAACCCGTAAGATTTCGGCCAGTTTGAACCATTGGTTACTTGCCCATTCGGAGCGGTATTCATCTATCCATGCCTCGGCATCTCCCTGCGACCGAAAACCAGTCTGGATCTGCGACCGTATGTCACCCTCTTCAAGGTCAGTGTCAGAGTAGGGCGGAATATGAATACATGCCGTGTAGGCTCCGTAGATGTCAAGGGCATTGGCATGGGATTTCGTGATGGTGTAGTTCCATCCATTTTTGCCTACAGCGAAATCGGATGATGCACCTGCTTTGCACCATGCAAGAGGCTTGTCGATGCCGACAAGATTTTTGAGGATACTGATGATCATCCAAAACATAAGGTTGACTCCCTGTTGTGTGTGTATTGTCTGAGGCTTGGGACTCAGACTGCCTTTTAATAGATGGAGGCTCATCACCCCCATCTACCCCTCAAGATATTAGACGTAAGACCATCCCTTTATGCCGTCCTTTTCAAGGCTGACAGTCCCATCCTCAGCCTCAATCAGTTTGTATTTGCGTTCCCTGATCTCTATGGTAGTTGCACCTGTATTCCACTGGATAAATTCTTGCGGAGCGAACAGCGACTCATCATCATCGCCATAGTAGTATCCCCTGCCATGCAACTCTCCATCGCCATCCTTGCAACGCCATTCGTGGCCATTGCTTGCTATCCAATTAGTTAATTCTACCTGCTCATCAACCGTCAATTCATCTATATCTACATCGACACCTGCTGTAAGGAAACGTAAGTTACCGCTCTTAGGGTCAAACCTATCATCCTGCGGAGAGGAAGTAAAAAACCAAATGTAGGTGCCGTTACATGCGATGTCGTATGTCGTAACCCCTGACTGATCTATTCTCTTGTCAGTGACCGTGCGTCCTGCGGTGAGGATGTTGATGATCTTGTTGACTAAGTTGCTCATAATGTTGACTCCCTTAGATTAATCCTGCGAGTGATAGTGTGATACCTGCGAGTAGAGTGCCTAATTCGTAACCTGCGACCTTTGCTACCTTGATCAATTCTGCGAGTGGTGTGATGCGTTTCATGTTGACCCCCTAAAAAAATTAACTGCGGTGACAGAGACAATAATAAGGGTAACAGCTACACAAGTCAACAACTATTTTGCATAAAATCAAAAAAAATTCGATATGCCCATAATTGGGACATATATATAAAAGAATCAAGACCCTTAAAGGGGTTACAGGTGTAACAGGCATAAAAGGCCACTCTGGATATGTATACTATCCCAGTATGGCCTGTATCAGGCTATCAGAGGCTTAAAGGGGCATTGACAACGTATGCCTAAGTGTTAACCTGATAAACCATAGAAACCTTAAAAAGTTATCGAAAGAAGGGAATAATGCAGGATAATGAAGGGCAGGCTCGCACCGCTCAGGGAGATTTAAGGACAGCATTGATGGATAGGATGCAAGGCGATGTCAACTCATACGGAAAAATTCTGGAGATATTGTCGAGGGTGGATAGGGAGCGATACTTACTGGAGTGCGAGGTGAGTGCACTGGCTCACCAATTACGTGCCAAGAGTGAAGAGTTGAGAATAGTCAGGGGCAAGCTCAAGGAATTGCAGGCCAGTCAGCCTTCCGAGTCTGGGCTATGGGATAGACTCACCAGTTAGTAACGATAAGTGGCGTTATCGCTACTATCTGACTGGGCTATACATGGTGGATATCGCCATGGGTTGCTGATGTTGGCAGGTCGATAGTGGCCTAATAATGTTTACGCGATTATTATAAGCACCTCGACCCATGATACAAGGTGGGGGGATACCGCAAAACCGAAAAAAACCGTGAAGGAGCTATATGCATAGGGAGTCACCCATACATATCGCACATAACTTTTTCATTTAAGGAGACAACATGAGTAATGCAGACAAGCAGTGGGAAGAGCAATATCAGGAAGGGAGAGATCCTAAGTCTGGTAAGTTCGTAGCAGGTAAAGCCGTGGGACGTAAGAAGGGGAGTCGCAATAAAGGCAGTAAGGTAAGTGCCTCTGAAAAGCTCCGTCAGGTTGAAGAGCAATTAGGTGTGACAGTTGACCCCTTGGAAGGGATGGCACGGATAGCCGTAGATCCGAACAGCGATGTTCAAACTCAATTATCGGCCTTGCGTGAACTGGCTAAATATGTTTATCCTCAAAGGAAGGCAGTTGACATGTCCATTGAAGAAGATCGTGGAGAAGCAACTGCCATGTCAGATACTGACCTTGAAAGTATTATACAGGGACAGTTAAGGGTGGTAGGGAGCGAAGAAAATTAACAGAGATCCTTGGCCTGCTAACCATTTAGAATGGGAGTCTTGCGTGAAGAAAACATGGATGATGAAAGGCACATTGCCTGACGAGGATGAGCCTACAGTAATCACCTTTGAATTGGATGTGGATATTGCAAAAGATACGCCTACTATATCCAAAACCCTTGATGCTATTGCTGATGACATAGGCTTTAAGGAGTATGAATGCAAAAGAGTTAACAAGAAAGAGATATTAAAAATTTTAAAAGAAGAAGGCCCTGATAGCCTTACAGTCCATGATGCTAAGTTTATCAGGAGTTTAGGTGTTGGAAGAAACGATCCTTGTTTCTGTGGTAGTGGAAGAAAGTATAAGAAGTGCTGTAATGAGCTAAAAATGAGAGATACTAATGTCAATCAGTCCTGAAGAAGCGGCTCTTGCTTTACTGGGAAGGCGTAAAGCCCGAGAGGAGCTTATGCCCTTTGTGACCCTGACTAAACCAGACTTTGAAGTAGGGGCACACCATCAGGTTATTGCAAGTGCGTTACAGCGTGTAGAGTCTGGTGATTGCAAACGATTGATGATTTTTTGTCCTCCCCGTCACACCAAAAGCGAGTTAGCTACCCGTAGATTCCCTGCGTGGTATCTTGGTAAAAACCCTAAAGCACAAGTTATATCTGCGTCTTATAATTCGGAATTGTCTTCCGACTTTGGGCGTGAAGTGAGAAACCTTGTTTCCAGTGGAGTATACGGCAAGGTGTTCCCCGATGCCAAACTTAGCGAAGATTCTCAAGCCGCAAATCGTTGGCATCTAAAGACAGGAGGTGCGTATATTGCGGCGGGCGTAGGGACAGCGATCACGGGAAGAGGGGCCAATCTTGCCATCGTTGATGACCCGATAAAAGACCGTCAAGAAGCTGATTCAGAGACGATACGGAACCGAATATGGGACTGGTATCGCTCTGTTCTCTACACCCGTCTCATGCCTGAAGGTGCTATTGTGGTCATTCAGACCCGTTGGCACGATGATGACCTTGCAGGAAGGCTTATTGCTGAAGAAGAGGATGGAGGAGATAAGTGGGAGGTTATAAACCTTCCTGCCCTTGCAGAAGACAACGATCTATTAGGAAGAAAAAAAGGAGAAGCACTTTGGGACGAGTGGTATCCTGAAGATCGTTTGTTGCAAATTAAATCTGTTATTGGGTCCCGTGATTGGAGTGCGTTATACCAACAAAACCCACAAGCAGAAGAAGGGGGCTTTTTCCTTGCCGACTGGTTTAAAACCGTAAAAGAGGTTCCAGAAAATTTAAGATTGTATGGGGCAAGCGATTACGCCACAAAAGACGGAGAAGGCGATTACACCGTGCATGGAGTGTGTGGAGTAGACGATGCAGATAATTTATACATACTTGACTGGTGGAGAGGGCAGACTGTTTCTGATGTGTGGGTAGAAGCGTTTTTGGATTTAGTAGACAAATGGAAGCCTATCCAATGGGCGGAAGAAGCAGGGCAGATCAGATCTTCTCTTGATCCGTATATTAACATGCGACAACGGGAAAGAAGGTCATATTGCGTTAGGACTCCGTTTGCAAGTAGATTTGATAAGCGTTCCCGTGCAAGGGCGATACAGGCAAGGATGTCTTCTGGGAAAGTATATTTCTTGCGTGGGGCTCCATGGTTGGAAGACTTGCGAATGGAGATGCTCAGATTTGACGCAGGTAAAAACGATGACCAAGTAGATGTTTTAAGTTTAATGGGTAGGTTATTAGAAGACATGCAAGGAGCAGGGCAATTAAAAAACTGGGCTCCTTCACGCCATATAAGGAGGTTATCAAATGAAACAAAGGGAGTCGCAAGTTGAATTGGATATTGAAACTCTTAGAGAAGGGGCGATTACATTTGACGGTCTGGATGATGCAATTATCGGAACAGGAGGCCAATACCCTAATGATGGTCTTGTGGTTTACAGTGCTAATCGTATTATGGACTTGTTAATGAAAGACATGAATATAAATTATGAAGGGGCGTGTGAATGGTTTGACCACAACATTGCCTGCCTGTATGCAGGAGAAGGGACTCCGATAATTGTCTACGAACCCCAATCCTAAAATTATTGTTGAACTTGAAAACGGCAACCTTCAATGGATATACAAACAACAAATTGTTGACATAAATCCGATGTCAGGAAAGAAAAATGGAGGACCTGTTATTACTTTAGATAATGGTGCAATATACTATCTTAGCGATGCAGAAACGCCTACACCGCTTTACGAATTTTGGCAGGGGGGATTCAATGAACACTTCAGTTAAAGTAAGAAAACGAAAAGATCATGGTTTAGTAGAGATAGATGAAGGCAATGGATGGAATGTTTACACCCGTGTATGGATGGGGATCATTCCTCCAAAAGGAAATGAAGCAGGGTATGCCTGTGTAGTGGGAGAGGTTTACGATAATGACCCACGGCAAAAGCCCAGACCTAAGATTGTTTTAGACGAGGCTCAGGCGTTAGATCCTGAAGATTGGGGTAAGGATGTAGTTGGTAGATACAAAGATTTATTCTACACAGAGATAGACGGTGTGGATATTACCAAGGTAACAAACCCTACAATGCATGACCTGAGAATTGCTTCTGTTAGCTTAAAAGATTTATATCAGGTTGACATGGGGATAACTGTTCCAAATCAACCTCCTTTTATGCAATTTCTTAGATCTACAGAGGGATTATGTGTGTATGACAGTAATATTGACCCTGTAGATTATAAGTCTTGGTTTCCTACATACAAATCAAACGACCTTACCCTTGCCTTGATGGACACGCCTCCAATGGGAGATGACGAGGAATACGGCAAGCAGTTGGTTGAAACTTTACTGGCAAGAAACGAATTACAGATAAACGATCATTGCAAGCTTTTTCAGAACTCTCATCTTGCACACCCTGTAAGGGCAGTAGCTTTAATATGTGCGGCAATGCAAGTTTGGGATTACACGTTCATGGTAAGAGACATAGAGGAGAGTGACGGCTATGAAGAAATGCTTGACGCTGATGATGAGGAGCAGATAAAGGCTGAATTAGCCGCAGAGGATTCGGTTAGATTGTGGCAAGCAGGGATGGATACAGGGTTAAGTGATGAGGAAAAGAAAGTTATTGAAAACTCTATTTTTAATTAAGGGGTTGACAAGCTTGAACAAAAGTGATATGAATTACCATTACGGTGCTATCCCTCCTTAGCATCGTATGTAGGTAGTTTAGGCCACGGCATCGCCTCAACCGTGGCTTTTTTTGTGTCCTCGGGGGTGATGCCGCATTCCCGAGGGCAGGGGCAATGAGTGATATACGTGATGATAGCAGAGTTGTTAAACATACTTGAAGAATTAGAAAGAAAACGGGCAAAATATAAAAATGGCAAAAACAAATGACGATCATGCCGTTAATTGTAACGAGCGACTAAAGGATGGGGTAGCCGAGGCAGGGGAATGGGCTACGGAAGCACGTAGAGCTTGGTCGTATTACGCCAGTAGACAATTCCAAAACATGAGCGAAAACGAGCGTTTTCGTGTTATGCCTATAGTTGCAAATGTAATTAGGCGTGATATGGATCAGATGGTGAACCGTGTTTTAGAAGCACACCCTGTCATAAATCCTGTAGGGCGTTTTGGGAAAGACCATCAGTATGCAAAGATGATGGTAGACTTACTGCAATATACAAGAGACGCTGAAGAAAATTATCATAACGACCTTGAAGATGTAATACAGGACTTCTTTTTTACAGGCGAAGGGGTGTTGTTTGAGGGGTGGAATCAAGACTTAGAAGATGGTATGGGACTTCCCGAAGCACGTTGGATAGACCCTCGCTATGTAGTCTGGGACCCTGCGGCTCGGTCTTGGCAACGAGAGGATGCTGATTGGATAATACATTTTGAGCCCCGAAAAGTTGACTACATAAAAGAAGTTTACGGGCTTGACCATGTAGAGGCTGACTATCCTGATTTCTTTTTTGATACAAATGAGGATTCTCGTTTTAAAGAATATGGAAGAAGAGCAGGCGGTGGGGCTCAGGCAAGTATGATGGGGCAAAGCGTTTCAAGCCCTGATGAAATGGCATATGTAAAAACGATGTATGAAAAGATTTACAAGTTTGAGGTTCGCTATCAGCGTGATGATGGTGAGATTGCAACGATCACAGACTATGAAACTGGAGAGAATCGAAACATAACACAAGAAGACTTTGACACTCTTCCGCCCGAAAGACAAGCAGAGCTTACCAAGGTGAGGGTAAGAGTTTCAGAGCTAATGGAGACAGTGGTTGTAAATGATACGACAATTAGCAGAGAAAATAGTGTCTACTGCCAGACGAACGGTGGGCATAACCAATATCCGTTTGCTTTTTTTAGTTACGTTAGATTACGTGACCGATCTCATGCGAAAGGTGAGATCGACTATCTTGTAGGTATGCAAGATCTGATTAACCGAACATTGGCACGTTGGTTAGAGCAGATGATGATTGCAGGTTCAAACTATGTAGTATCCGAAAAAGGCAGTCTACCCCGAGAAGATGAAGAGAAACTAAAGAACATTGGACGCTATCCAATGCAGATATTCAGACCTTTCCCAAGTTTTTCAGGTCCTCGGGTTGAAGGAGGCCGTGCTACAGGTTCTGACCTTTTCCAGTCTGGTTATCAGCTTTTATCCTCAATAAAAGATAAAGTTAGTGGCGTTTATGATGTGCAGAGAGGTAGTATGCCTTATGCAACGTCTGGTATCGGTATTCAATCTTTACAGTCTGCTACAGACCTGCTTACGACAATGCCACGTAGACACTTGGAAAGTGGGCTAAAAAGAGCAACCATGCTTCGCATGAGGAACATCTTACAGTTCATGCGAGGTAGTCGAGTTATGGAGATAACAGATCAGGAAAACAAAGAAGACAGAACTTTATTTGTAGGTAATAGTATGGCAGAAATAGCCGCTGAGTATGGATTACAACCTGCTGTTGACGAGCAGACAGGAATACCTATGATAAACCCCGAAACAGGACAACCTTTAAGTTTGGTGACTCCAGACGGGGAAGAAGCCGATACGATGGTGCTTAACGCTGACACAGTTAATCGTTTCGACTTAAAGCGTGTGAGACTTGAGTTGGATACAGAGAGAGATCGCTCAAGACAAGAACGCATGGAATTTGCTCAGATGATCTTGCAGGCAGTAGGACCTGCCTCTGCTTCATGGGCACTTGAGTTGATGGATGCTCCGAATAAAGAGATGTTATTGCAAGCAATGGAACAAGGGGATATGGGTCAGCAGTTAATGGGACAGTTTGAAGAAGCCGCAAAACAGATTGGCATGGACCCCCAAGAATTAATACAGACGGTAATGCAACAATTACAAATGCAAGTACAAGCGTCTCAACAGCCTCAACAGCCTCCACAGGGACAGCCCCCTGAAGGGGTTCCACCTCAAGGTTCACCAGAACAAGGCATTCCGCCACAGGGTCTTCCTCCTGAAGGCCCTCCACCTCCACCTCAACAACCGATATAGGAGAAATTGAATGGCAGGATATGGAGCGATGACCCGAACAAAAAAGAAGAAACCTGCTACAGGTATGAAGAAAAAGATGGGCGGATACAAGCCTACGACTTCTAAGCCTAAAGCAAAAGCCAAGACCAAAGCAAAAAGCTATGGTTATGGCCGAGGTCGATAGGGTTTTCCAAAGATACATGACAACGGCTCG